AGTGGTTTTTCAAAGCATGGCTATAAAGAAGATCGTGAGACTAGAGAGTATTTTGAAGAAGAAAATAGAAAAGAACTTAGAGAAAAGTTTGACGAACAAGAAGAACTTGATCAAATGAAGAAACACAGACGTGATGAGATGCGTGAATATACTAGGAGGTTTGATGAAAATCAACCTGGTTTTAAGCATTCCCGTGCCGAATATATAGGTGAGACTTTGATGGCCGAACCTGATGGTACTGTATCTGGTAGATTCTTGAATGTGATTACTGTTCCTGCTTATGCGACTTTGCCTATGTTAGACCCCCGTGATAATTTGAATCCGGAATTAAATTATAGTCCTATGGCTAAAATTAGTGGTCCTAAACCGTGGTCGAGAACACATACTCGTAAGACTCTGCTTGAAGAAACTCCTTCTGGAAATGTCCATACTGTAACCTTAATACCTCATAGAAAGGTTGGTCAGTATCAACTTGAAATAAACCGATTGAATAAGGAATTGATGTTATCTCGTGTATCTGTTAGTGCTGCTGACGTAAAAGTCACTGCATCTTCACCAAAACAAGAAATATCAAATAAAATTGTTGATAAGGTCATTAGTGTTCTAGAAGAAAAGCTCCCTAAGAAGAAAAATTTTGTGGATAGTAATCCTGATGATAAAGTTTTGGAGACTAAAATTTGCCTCCCTATAAGTGTTGCACCCATTGCATTAAAAACACTTGCTCAACTTCCAGCTATTAACAAAAGCATACTTCAACCCATTCTGGAATATGGACCTGATAAGGCATTGAAAGAATTGAGTGTTGGTCCTGTCTCTACGACGGATAGGATCTGTAAAGTTTGCAAAAAAGAAAGAAAGTCAGATCAATTTTCAAAAACCCAATTAAAGCAAAAATCCAATGCCTCAATTTGTCGTGCTTGTGTGAAACCCCCGAAGAAGGTGGAACCCTGTGAGTTTTTGAAGCGTTTCCCAAATGCACCAAAGAGTGTTAGTGAGTTTGTTCTTATGAATTCACATTTTGCGGTGGATGTAGTTCTTAAGTATTATCCTGAGTGTCAAGTTTTTATTGATACTATTGATAAGAATTTCAAGAAGAATACTGCACCGCTTAATGTTCCTTCGATTGAAGAAGGTAAAACTGTTGGTTCATATCAAATACCTGTTGATGTCAATGCTAGTCAAGTAAAGACATGTTTGAATTCTATTATCACCGTAGCTGAGGCTACCACCAATTTGAAAATTGGTAAAGGACATTGTGTCAATGTTGGTGGTGTTTTGAGATGGAATTTTCCTAAACATATTTTTTATCCTACTGAAAAGCCCGAGATTTATAGATTTACCCAGTTTGTTCTACAAAGTCATTCTGGAGCAAAGATTAATTTATCCTGGGATCAAATTGACAAAGGTTTCTCTAATTCTGTTTACGACATAATATCGATTGATCCTGTTCCCCTCCTTCAGGGAGTCAGTGGTGCACGTTTAAATAAGGATGGGCTTGATGCTGTGAGTATCAAGAGTTCCTTTTGTTTTGTTCAACGTGATAATGGATGGCATGTAAGTCCCCATGCACATGGATCAATGGTTCCAGTTGTAAATTCAAGAATTACGGTTAATAATGATACCGATGTTGGAGATTCTGGAACATCTTATTTTGATGCAAATTTTATGCTTTTAGGTATGCATCTTGGAAAGTCCCCTAGTGGGAACTACTTCTTGGTTTATACCAAAGAAGTGTTGGCCTCCCTTGGCCTTTGAAACGATAATGAACCCCTTTTGTCTCATGAAGGGGCTATACCTGAAGTGATTCTTCAGACTGGAAATGTTACATTGCCTCCAGAAATTCTGAATAGAGTCACCAATGAGACACAAAAAATTCCTTACCAGCACCTCAAGTATATTTGTAGTACTAGTCTAAGGAAACCCCAAGCCAAAGATAACGTGACCTACGTTGTGAAACCTGAACCTTATTGGTTGCAATTTAAAGATCAAACACAATTAAATATTAGTGAATTTGAGAAGCAGGCAACTTATTATGAAGTCCGTGCCACTGTTAAGAATGTGGATATTGCTACTAGAAAGTATGATTTACCTAGACTGGTACCTAATAACTCTCTTTATTCCTCTGTTGTGGAGCAAGCAATTTCCTATTTTTCTTATATTAGAGCCGGAATAAGTACCAATTTTGAGGTTAATGGTGCAGCTTCAACTGGTCCTCTTTGGAAAGAGCGTAAATTTAAACATAAACATGAACTTTTTACAATTCAGAATGGAAAAATGATTCCTAAAGAGATTCTTGCTAATGCTATTTTTGACACCACCCATATACCTTTGTTCGGTTCATTTACTAAGGCGGAAGCTTTACCTTTTAATGATGTTCGTCCAATTAGTGAGGGCGGTCGTGAAAAGATCAGACTTGTTCAGGGTCCTGATTGTCATTTTTATATGGCTGGTATGTTCTTGTTTAATGCTCAGAATAAAAGAATGATCGCCGAACATGCAACCCATTGGATAAAATATGGTGTTACAAAAGAGTATGGTGGTTTTAATCAGATGTTAGTCCCTCTTGAAGTAGTAACTTTAACAAGTGAGGGAGATACGTCTCATTTTGACAAATGTGCCGATCTCGAAGATGTTTATAAGATCAGAGTTGCCAATAATTCAATTCATCCCGATTTAGAAGAATTCCGTGCCTTTGTTGTATATTTCATTGCGCACCCCTTTATTATTCTACCTAACGGTGATATTGTTGAGGCACCCGGCAAAAACCCCTCCGGCAGCTGTAATACAACACCTGACAATTCTATAAAACATTTCTTGATTAGAATGTATATTGTTTTTAAGTTGTTAAAGCTGCGTTTTCCTAATGAAAAACCTACTTTTCAGATTGCTTTCAAGTACGCAATTTATTGTATTTACTCTGATGACTTTCTTGGTGGAATTTTACACCTTGAGTTGCAAGTCTCGAGAGAAGAGTATATAGCAATAGCTGAAGAAACCTATGCTGAATTTGGAATGGTTTTAAAGAAAACAGCCGTTCTCGTTTGTGAGAAAAAGGTAGGGGAAAAATTAAATCCCAAGCATTCTTTCTTGGGTTCATATACTACTTACGACAGTGTTATTGGAATGTATTTCCCTAGTCCTAGGATCGAAAAGATTACAAGTTCTTTTCTGTATCAACCTGTCGAATCTAATCTATCAAAAATAGATTTTCTCATTAGAGCCTATCAATTATCTGTCCATTGTGCTCCTCTGTCTTATTATTCAGAGATTTCAAGAGCCTATCTGGACTTTTTAGTCAATCATGACGATTTTTTGGCTGAGAGAGTTGCATATGATAACTTTGTTCACGGAGGAGGTGAATTGAAACAAACTCCCTTTGATACCTATAAATGTACAGTTTTAGGTTTGGAAGGTAATCTGGCGTTGCCGGTTACTATCGTCTAAACCGCTTTTCTGTGGTAGTGGTTCCTTTTTTTACACTACCCTAAGACGGAAAAATAAAAACAAATTAGGATCATTAAATAATAATTGAAATTTTAAAATGCAATCAGCTTCAAAAGTAACTCGTGGTGAAGCCCTTCTTGAAAGATGGGCGAGAGACCCCCGTTGCGAATTGACTCAATCTGGAAAAGATTGGTTTATTGCTGCTGTTGACCCATTTCACGATCATCCCCTGAAGTCTCTTAGGGGTTGGCCTGATGTTGAAGTTGGTCAATCTGTTGTTCGATGTGTAAAACAACTTGTTTCTATCTCAAAGCCTACGGGAATGGCTGCTGGAAACTGGGATTGTCACATTGCTCTAACTCCCACTCTTGATGCACAAACCTATAACCAGGTTACCGCAGCAACTCGTAACAATAATGTTGGAAGTTTTGGCGCTACGGGATATGGACCCTTTGGAGGTCTTACTATTTGTCCTGTTCCCGTCAATACACCGGCTGTTTGGATGCCTGTTGTCGGTTCTGGAAATAATTCAACCGTTACTCTTCCTGGAGTATACCAACATGGTGTTGGAAGGCTGATAGGTTTGGGTTATGAAATTCATGATACTACTGCGACTCTTTATCAGCAAGGTTCTTTAACTTGCTATAGACAAATGGAGTCAGGCAGAGATTCATCTTCGTATACCTTTGTTAATACTGCGGCTGCGGCTGGAACCTTAAGCACTTGGCATGCTAATGGGACACCCCTTAGATTACCTCCAACCACCCTTGCTCAAGCTCTCTTGATGCCTGGATCCCGTACTTGGGATATGAAGGAAGGAGTTTACCAAGTTGCAACTTTCCATACTAATGAGAATCCTTCCTTTGGAGTAGACTACAATCAACCGATTTATGCTGATGACACGAATGATGATGTCATGGGAAGCACGAATCAGACAGCAATCTTTTTCCCTCAAGCTGTAGCCAGCATCAACCAAGTTGTTGGGGCTACTACTTACAATTATCAGGCTGCACAGCCACAACATATTCACCCAATTCATCAAAGTGGGTGTGTGTTAGCTGGACTTAATGAAAATGCTAGTTTCACTGTGAATGTGAACTTTTTTTATGAGTCCTTCCCATCTGTTGCAGAATCTGATATTTTGGTTTTAGCCACTCCTTCTGGTGAATTTGATCCCTGTGCATTGAACATGTATTCACATTGTCTTAGCCAGATGCCTGTTGGCGTCCCTGTGTCAGAAAACAATGCAGGAGATTGGTTTTTCGATCTTGCAAAGTTTGCGGCTCCCTTAATTGGGATGATACCTCATCCAGCTGCTCAAGTTGCCTCTCAGGTGGCTTCTTCAATTGGAAATTCACGTCCGACTATAACTGCAACTAATTCGATTAAGACACCGAAGAAAAAGAAGAAGAAAGTCAAGAAGCAAAATGCTGCCCTTTCTGCTGGAAGTCGCGGAAAGAAGGGAAAGATTCAAGGCCCAATGCGCCAATAATTCTTTTTAAAACAATTATTATGACCAAACTATAGTCTTTAAACTAGTTAACCTCCTTGGGTGTGTACAAGGTTTTTCCTGTGGGTCCTACCATACAGGAATATTAAAGTGGTTGGTAGGTCGGTTTAAAATGTGTGATTCGTATATTGTTCCTGAAGGGGATGATAGTTTTATCGAAGCACCACGTGGCGACAAAACAAAAATCTCTTCGACAAAGATGGGGTTCACTGGTGGTGACCCCATCTTAATTGTTTACAGGTTGACAATGTGGGTCGGGCAAAATTCACTATGTGCTATGAAGTACGAGTGTCCTGATCATTGGCAACTCCCCCATGCTAAGACACCATTATACTCTTGTCTTAAAAGTATAAATTATGATTGTCCTTTCATGTTTAAGGCTGTTGTCTATGATATAGAGCCTGGTCCCGTGTCTCATCCTCCCTGTACTTGGTGTGGCAGAGATTTAGTTAATTGTCCTACTGTTGTCCGGAAATGTGAATTTCAGTGTGGAGCACCTGCTTCTGGGCCAATTTGTAGATTACACCACGTTGAGTGTGATCATGGGTATCTTGTTGCTATTGCAAATGGTAGAACAAAGAATTGTTTATCTGGTCCTGTCCCTCCAATATCTCAAATGATGATGGATGATCCTTGGGCAGAAGATCGTGCTGTTTTGCGAGAGGTAACCCCATCTCAGAAGCCTGTTTCATTAGTTTGTAACAATTGTGGATTGACCACAAAGCGAAAGTTCCAGCCTCATGTTTCTTTGACTTTTTCATGTTTGGGTTGTAATTATATTACAAAACTTACCCCTCC